CGCCACCACCACCAAAACCACCTGTGTCGATGTCTCCACCGCCACCACCTGACAAGCCACTCATTACCTGAGATGCCATATCACCGGCAGTGTTGACAATATCTTGTGCAGTGTCAGCAGATATAGTGTCTACTTGTTGAATTGCAGTAAATGTTCCGCCAAAGAATTTGGCTACTTTATCACCAACGCTATTGAGTTTAGCGATTAACCAGTTCAATGCCTCAATAATCTTATTAACACCCCAAACGGCTGTATGAACGATTGTTGAGAATACAGAACCAAGTGTACTACCGAACCCATTGCCAGCTGCCGCAGCAGTTGCGAACACACTAACCAATGTTAAAAGTACTGAAATCAACAGCCCTACAGGGTTCGCCCTCATAACTAAATTGACAACCTTTTGAGCTGCCGCCGCAGCTAATGCACCACTTCTTGCAGCCATAAACGCAGCCCTTACACCTGCCAAAACCGCAGCCAAGAAAGCTGATGCCGTAGCACTTGCCGCCATTGCAGAACGTAATGCCACCATAGCCACTGCATGTGCCTTAGTTGCAGCAGATGATGCCAATTCGGCAACTTTCAATGCAACTGTCTTAACCGTCAATGCAGCTGCTTGTGTTCCGCATAGCATTAACGCAGCCTTATATGCAATAAAAGCAGTTGTAACACCTACAACGGCAGCCCTAACTGCCGGCATCGACGTTGTAAATATCCCAACAAAGCTCGTTATGACATTCTTAATTACGCCAATCGTAATACTTAATGCAGCGAACGCACCTTTGATAATTGCTATTGCAGCTTGTGCAGCTGCAGCCACTACCTTTAATGAAAACGCTAATTCATTAAGTGCACCGGCCAATAAATCAGAACTTGCCATCGAGCCAATTTGCTCCATTACTGGTTGAAATGCGGTGATTAGATCATTCTGTAATTTAGTGCCAATATCTTGGAATGTCAAAGGAATTTCAGCGAACTTGGCATTTGTTTCTTCCGCACTATTAAATAATGCGTTCTTAATAATGTCCGCAGTAATTAAACCTTGCGAGCTCATTTCCTTTAATTGGCCTACAGTCAAGCCCATTTCTTGTGCAATAGATTGAGCTAACATAGGAGCATTTTCCATAATTGAGTGGAACTCGTCGCCTTGTAGTTTACCGGATGCCATAGCTTGTGTTAATTGGTACATAGCGGATGAAGTTTCTTCCACACTTGCACCGGCAATCTTAAATTGCTTATTTAACTGTTCAACAAAATAGATAGCCTCATCATTTGAACTGAAAGCGTCCTTTGCAAGCATATTCAACTTTGCAACACTATCAGCCATGTCTAAATAGCTACCACGAGAACGGTTAGCCGCTTGATATACCTTATCCATAATCTCCGCAGTACTTTGCGTACCGTCATTGATAAGGTTAATGCGAGCACGTAACTGGGTTAGTTGGTCGGTGGTTTTAATTGCACTTACGGCCATGTCTTTTAATGCTCTGCCGGCTGCCTCAATACCAATCGCAGCACCTGCGAAGGCAGCACCACTTTTGGCTGCATTCATAAGCCCTGGAATTTCCACCCCAAAGACCTTTTGAGCCTTAGCCTTAACATTATCAAGGCTATCTGAGATGCTTTTACCTAGCGACTGTTCTGCTTTTTTTGCCACACGGTCAAGTGCCTGTTCAGCACTATTGGACGAGCCAACAATTTTGACATTTATTTGTGTATCGGCCATAGATCTATAACTCACCTCCTGCCTGTCTGAATTCTTCCATGAATAACTTTTCTTCGGTTTTGCGTTTAGCTGCTGACATAGGGTGTAATTGTTTCATAATGTCTTCGACACGCAACTTTCTGTTGCCAGCAATATGCACGTTAGTCATTAGACACGTAAAATACGCCTGTCTGCGGTCCTCTATTTCCGTTCTTAATTCATAGCCCTCGGCAAGTTTGTAATATTCCATAGGGCTCAAATTCATAAATTCCCACGGCTTTAAATTAAGTGGACCATAAGCCATACGCTCTGCCTTAGTTATCCAAATACTAAAAGAGGGGGCTGTGTAGCCCCCCTCTAGTTTTTTGCGTCTGCCTCAGCCTCAACTTCGGAGTGTGCTTGCTCGTCAGCCTCTTCTGGGAATAATGCGTAATATGCAGCTTTGCCAAATACACCGCTACCGATAAGGGCTTGCACAATTAACTGCACAAGGTCGCTATATTGGACTGTTCCCTCATCAAATAGTTCTTGTAGTTTGTCTTGATAATAGATATAATCACGCTTTTTGCCGTGTTGTTTCATACCTACAACAAACGCAGTAATAAGCTGATTAAATGTCATTGTGCCACTTTGTACTGCTTTGAAAATAGGTTCACCCCATAGCTGTTCCAATTCGGCAATACGACCAATGTTGAAAAAGATAGTTTCGCCCATAGCGAAAAGATCACAATTAATTTTTTTCATTTTGCACACTCCTTAATAAATTAGGCTTTTTTCAATTCAGACAATGGACCTGCACCATTCAAGCTGCCTTTATATGTAGCCACATCATCGTGTGGAGTACTTAATGACAACTCTGTAACGGATGCATAGCCAGTCATATAGGACTTATCAGGATATTCGAATTTCAAATGAATTTTTTCATCATTTAAAAACGCCTTTTCAAGCAATACAAGGCTTTCTTCATTTGGCATAAGTAGTGTTTCAAGGTCGATAGACCATTCTTTTTGGCCTGGAATTGTAACTTTCCAACCGCCGCTATCTTTACTGGATGCGTCGATAGCGTCTGCCTTACGAGATACATCACCACTACGTTGACCACCCAAGATAAGCCATTCAGCATTCGTAGTTTCGTCAGTGCCTACATTCAAGTAGATAAGATAATTCTTGCCGGCTGTAGGCATTGCGGTTGGAGCCGGTTTGTATAATTTTTTTGGTGTTGCAGCTGGTGCCATTAGAAAATACCTCCATTAGTTTTCTCTTTTAAATCAATAAGGCGAACCATAAAGCGATATTGCGTACCAACTAAAGGTCGCACACTATCATGGTCGCCAACTTTACTTGTACATACTAAATCTACAATCTGATAGCCAGTATTCTGTAATATACATGCAGTTTCGTCTAATTCACCACAACGTTTACGTAGATCATTAATGATTGTCTCGAACCTATCTTCCAAGTTAGCTATTAATTCATAACCAACTTGTAAATCTGGGTTGTCATTTCTGCCCCAAACCTCGATATATAGTTCTTGCTCCAATTCAGATTGAATGGAATTATCACCCCTCGTAGTTTCCCCACGAATAACCATGATAACGCCATTTTCATCGACTTTCGCTGCTTGTGGTCGCATAGCACCTAGCATGACATTAAATGCAGCACCGCTATTGTCGATAGTAGATTTAATATGTTGCATTAGTTCTAGCCACATATTACCCCCTGTATATTTCGACGGTACGATAACGAGCATACCTTTTCGCATCGCCTGTCAAATCTTCCGGAGTTATCTGCTTTTCTAAAATTTTAATGCGTTCATCAAGATATAATAATTTCTTACCGTAGAAATCATCTGTCGAACCGTCCCTTGTGTAAGCACCCGGCAACGCATAAGCCTTGTCAAAGCATACAAAACGATATGTATATAGTTGTACTAGCTCATCTGCTAGATAACTTCTAATTACATCGCCTTGTGGAACTCCTAAACGCTTAGCGAATGCATATAGTCCTTGCTCGGCACGTTCGACATGTTGTGGCAGTACCTCTTTGCCTAATAGCTCATCGGTGAACTGCATTTCCGTGTAGTCGTATAACATTTGAGCCCCCTATAATCGAATTCTAATTTCACGGTCTGTCTTACCAAGCCAATCACTGTTGCTTATATCTTCAAGTGCCATATTCGTAGCCCTTGCGAATGTAGCATACACATCGCCACGCTTACGATTAATAGCCTCATATAAGAATGGATCAGATTTTGTTCCCGGATGATGGACCTTTTTAGAAAATATAAAACCGTTGCCGGCCATAGGTGCCCATCGCAAAACGCTTTTTGTCTTAGGTCGAATAATATGAGGTCGTGTACCCTCATGGACAAACACCCCATAAGGTGCAGCCCCATCATCAAGATATACAACCCCAATATTATTGCCATTATTAAAGTCGAACCGTGTATCAATAGCACGTTCTAAATTGGCTGTCCTAGATGTAAAGTTATGCTTTGCCTGTGCCTCATCTTGCACCATAAAGGTGCTCGATTTTACGGCCTGTCTCAACCGTCTTTCGAACACCTCAGCAGGTAACATGATTACTCCTCGGCTTTCTTACGGCCACCACGTTTAGGCTTTTCGTCTGTATTGTTAGTATCGTCAGTTGGTTCTGTTTCCTCCAACTCCTCAACTTCAAAGCCCTCAGATACTAAACGTTCAATATCGTACTCAGTTTCCGCATATTGAACTTCGTTCAATCTTACAAGTCTTGTCATTTAATAACCCCCTTAATTATGCACCAGTATTAACACGAATTGCTGCAAAGCGGTTTTTAGGGATCCATAAATCATGATATTTACGGTAGTCGATTTTCCATGCATCCGCCTTTTGGTTCAATTCAGGAGTGAACACACGTACTTTGTCTGTTTTAGATACGGCAACAGGTGCACGTTGTGGCATGATGATCCAGTTAATATCTTTTGCACCAGTATCAACTTTAAAACCGCCCTCTTTTTGATTAGCAGTTTTGCCATCGTTAAATACGTAAGCAGTTTTCATACGAGCAGACGGAACACCCAAGATAGGAATATCATTGAATGCTTTAACTGTTGTATTTACTGCACCATTTTTGAATTCGGCAACATTCAAATAGCGATTGAATTTATCCGCATTATTCAAGATAGTACGCAATTTAGTGGACATAACGATGATTAAGCCCTCTTCTTCGCCTACTACGTCTTGAATTTCTGTGATTTCAGCCTCTAACTTTTCCAAGATAGTGGCAACGGCAGGAGTAAAACCAGTGGTAACCTTATTTTCTGCAGTAGCTAACGCGGCGACTTTGCTGTATCTGTAAGCATCGATTTCAGGGATTACCTGTGTACGTTGGAATTCGCCCATTACAGTGCCTGCAGTCGAAACGAAGTTAGTTTCATTTACGTCCATAGAGTCAAGTTGGAATGTACGACCACGATCTTGTGTCATTTTGTAAGGGTTGAATTTCAAAGTAACGGAGCCTTGGTTAAAACCCTCATCTCGGTCGTACTTCGCTAAACCTTGCATGTTAATTTCAGGAATATATACAGTATCGCCACCGTCATATTTTACTTGGCCTGCGTTAGCCTCCATAAAAGCAGATGTTGCACCTGCTAACAATTGTGCATCGAGTACAGTTTGGAACTGTTGAGAATATTGAAGTGTGTTAATTGCCATTTCGTATAGCCTCCATTAGTTAAATAATTAAAGTTTCACACCAGCTGCAGCAGCGAATTCATTCATTACAGTATCGCCATTACCACTATTGCCACCTTGTCCGCTACCTGTATTGCCTGTAGCTTTAACGGCCCACGTCTTACCTTGCAACCATTCAGTTGTACGGTCTTGAATAGATCCTATTGTGCCGTCTTCTTTTTCGTAACCATAAGTGCCATCGGCTTGTACTTTAATGTCATTAGCAACTAATCTTGCAAACTCTTGCGGATCTACCGCATTTGCCTTAGTAAAGGCGTCAAGTGTTTGTGCCATAATTTCAGATTGAATACGCTTTGCCTCAGCCTCTTTTGCCTTAGTTTCTGCAAGTTCGAACTTCTCACTCATAGCCTTTAATTGCTTTTCAAGTGTTTTGTATTCTGGAGAATTAGCACCAGTATTGGCCCCTGCCTCCTGTTCTAATTCGGTAACACGAGTTGTTAACGTATCACGTTCACCGGTTAATTCCGTGATTTGTTGTTGCAACTTTTCACGTGTTGTCTTAGCCTCATTATTAAGACGAGACGTCTCCCCCTTAATAGCGGTGATAAGATCTTGACCATTCTCCAACTGTTCGAGTGCTTGATAAACTTCTGCGATGTTCATGTTGTAACCTCCGTAATAACATGAGTAAAACTATATGTAATAGGCCTCCGCCTAATTACACCAATAAAAATACGCCCAATCATCACACATGAAAGGGCGTAAATTGCTTATAAAAAAAGAGTTATGCATGTCGCATAACTCTTAATACCAATATAATGTTTCTGTTTTAGGGAATGAATTTAAACTTCCGTATTCCTCCAATTTATTTAAAGCATGTACCGCATACCATTCTCCTCCTTGGGGCTGTTCTTTAACAGTAGCTACATTGGTTTTACGGTCTAATTCTATCATGCCGTGCTCAGCATTAGCATTAGGGTGGAACTCATATATGGCTTTCTCTTCATTCAGTTTTTTTAGTACTAGCAATAACATGATACACCTCTTTTCTAACTGCCTCCGCATAGTTGTATTTTTGTTCGGTTATCCTATGTGCAGTAGCATAGTTTGTATATCCATAACGATGCATTAATTCATATTCTAACCGTTCATGTTTTAACATGATGATATCTCTTTTTAAAGGTTTTCCACTAATTAATCTTTGGAAAGATTGTGCCATTTGAAAATCTGGCTCAAATGTAGCACTCCCTTTATTTAGATTATACATATTGTCGAACACATGTTCAATAACTTTTTCGATGCTTTTACTATGCATTTTACTTGATTTTGATATTTTATCGACTAATATGCGTCTGTTACTATTTCGTATAGTTTCGTAGAAAAGATTTGCATGCTTTTTAGCTCGCCTACGTTCATTAACGTCTAATGAAATGTCGTTAATAGCTCCAGATAAAGCACCATATTCTATTTGAGGCTTTCTCACCTTAAATATATCTGGCGTCCAACCTCTTACAATATTTTGCCATGTCTCTTTGCCAGTTAATACCTGTTCACGCCCATTAACGCCTAGCAGTACTTCTTGATGTTTCTTAGATAATGATTTTATATATTCTAAACCTGACCGTTCAAGGTTATTATGTCTTTTATTAATATCAATATCTAGCTCAGTCATAGGCTTAATATGACACATACAATGCGGATGTGCCGGCAGTTTAGGAAATTTGTTCTTAGGATAAACACCTTTGCCAAGTCCATATAAATCAGCATTAGCATAAAAATCGCATATGTCATATCGTGGGTGATTAGCGGATAACTTCCATTGAAATGCAATAACGTCCTCATCGTCTAAATACCTGTTCATTTGTCCGTCAGCGTAAGCCCTTGCATTTTCAGTCCTTGCTATTCGTTCAGCATGATAACGTGCTTTTTCTTGTGTGGAACTATAGATTGCCTTTTGCAGTCTTATTTCGTTGCCATCTTCAACGGCTGCGGCTACTTCATTATAGGCAGCCCTAACATGAGGAGTATCGAGCCTTGCTATTTTACCTTTAACACTACGCAATAATTCACGTTGTTTACGCTTAGCCTCCTGAGTAGCCTCACCAGTAATATTTATATCAGATAGTTTGCAAAGGAATTTAGGTATACTGGCCTCTGGAATAATACCGCCTTTACCATAGCCATCGAATATTGACTTTGCTAACCCATTTACAGTCTTATTTGTTTTTAAAGCCTGTTTAATAGTGTCAGCCACTTCATTACGTATAGTGCTAGAACGTTTATATAAACGTTTAGAAAGTGTAAGATCATCACTGGCCCAACTTTCAGACATAGCTTGTGAGATACTTTTAGCGGAGTATGGGACATTATCACCATCCCCTGCCATAAAAGTATTGACTAATTCTGCTTGTAAGGTGGCTTTCATCATATCCATAACAGGATATTTTGCATATGCCTTTCTGACGGCCTCGTTAGGTTTAAGCCCAAGTGCTAACTGTGCTTTGACTTCTTGCTCAAAGCTATCTATCGCCTTGTTTATCGCCCTCTGCGTTCTCATCTTCTGCACCGCCCTCTACTTCACCATCATTATTGTGATATGTTTCGTCTTGCTCCTGACGTTGAACACTTTCTTCAATTTCCGCAACAATTTCATCAAATGTGTCAGGCTCAATGTTAGGCAAGTAGCTGTCCAATACCTTTTTGCCTGTTTCAACTTTAAGAGTGTTGCTGCCGAGCCCAAGATCTAACACGGCCTGAGATTGTGCAAGACTGTCTGTAATATCATTGATTTTGAACTCACGAGGATAGTCGCATTTATAATCAACTTTTGTGCCTGTCCACAACTCAAACAATTCAATAATATCGTATTCTGCACTTTCACACTGTACGGAGAAATCTGCCAAGCGTTGGTTTGTACGTTCAAAGTCCCATTGCTTAGCCACACCGGACTTTGCCTCTTGTACGCCTATTACAGAATTAACACCGGATAAACGGTACATATCATCGACAAGCATTTTAATTACTGCCATGATAATTTCTGCCGGTCCTCTATCTGGAGCAATAAAAGCTGGTGCATGGCTGCTTTCTGCCGGATACATCAACACATTATTTGTGCCTAGTGTAATATCATCTACGCCTTGCCCATTATCAGGTAATGTCAATGTACTAAAAGTCTGCATATTAAGTATTTGAGTTAATAGGGAGCATAGGTGGTATACTTGATGATTTGTACGAGCGATAGCCAAGTATTCCGGAGGAGGTAAAATATCAACCTTACGAGATGAACGCCCAAACCATTGGACCACAGGAACTCTGCCAAGATTATGCTCACCAGTAGCAATGATTTTTTGCTCATCATTTTTCACAGTCCATGATGCTTTAGTCCATTCGTGATACTGAGTTTTGGCTTGCCCCTCATCATCAAAGACTGTTGTTGTATATGAAAAAAATTCAAGTTCGCCAATATCATTGACACGCCAACTATATACGCATTTTGGCTCAATAGCGACCAAATAAGGGAGTTGCCTATTACCTACTTGGTCTGCAACTGTTTCCCCTATTTCAGATACATTATCGACCAAAACATACATAACACCATATATTTTTGCTTGCGTAGAGTTATAACGCATGAATTCTTGAAGTGTAGTACCTAATCGGTCTACATCATTAAGAAATGTTTCAAATAATTCGCTTTGGTTATAATCACGTGAAATAGTATCTTTGAATATTGGATCTACACACGCATTAATGATAGGTGCAGTATGATTTAGGTAATAAGATAAGTGCTGTCTGAAAATGTAGTTCTTTTCATCTTCTCGTGGATGTCTCTTCAACGCTCCACCAGCTGCAAACATACCTGTGCCATAATAAGCGTCATGCAGTAACTCATATTCACTATTACGCATATTGGTTAATGTAGCCATGTATAAAAGCCTCCTAATAAATATTGCCACGTCTTGCCTTATAATCTGGTGCCGTTAATTTCTCAGCAACGCCAGTTAATGCATCCGGAGCATCGTCATGTTCGTTCTTGCCCTCACGTTGATAACGTGTGATTGCCTTATAAAATTCAGGCCATCTGTCGGCCCAATTTTTAGGGAAGTAAATATGCTCCATAACCCAAGTTGCATTGGATAATATGCGAGCCTCTTTATTCTTAGATTGGTGGAATGATACAACCTTTGTATAATTGCTGTTATATTCCTCTTTCAATATCCTTGTAACCTGTCGAGCAAAGCCACGACCACCGTTATTGCTTTCAAAGTCTGCAACATTAACACGGTTACGATGTAGCATTTCAGCTACGGCAGGTTCCGTATATTCCATACTGGCTTTTGAGAATACTACATCGAGTATGTAAGCCTCTTTGTCATATATTCCGTAAGTGATACTGGCTAACCAGTCTTCGCCAGTATCAGCAGTATCGGTATAATTCTTTATTTGAGTAAATAGAGGACTACCGTCAGGACCAGTAGGAATATGTTCATAGGTTTTAATGTTTGAATATAGGCAGCCTTTTAAGTCGATTGGTATTTGCTGATAGTTCGCACTGGCTATATCCTCACCCATAGCCCTGCACTTTTCTTTATAGCTTTCATAAGAAAGTACATCATCGCATAGCATAGTGCCATCGTCTTGCAAGGCTTTCATAGTTATTACTTTGGCTTTATCTCCAAAGTGTTCTATTGCCCTACCGGCTAGATCATCAGACGCCCAACGAGTCATGATGATAATAATCTTGCCTCCCTCCTCTAAGCGAGAAAGCATAGTGTTTGTAAACCAGTCCCAGTGCTTGGCCTTAGTATTTTCGTTGTAAGCCTCTTCTGCGTTTTTGATAATATCGTCAATGATTAGAATGGTGGCACCAAAACCTGTAGCAGTACCACTTGGAGATGTAGCTAGGTATGAATTATAACCGCCCTCTAACGACCACATATCCATAGAGGCATCGCCACGTTTAATACGTACGTTAGGGAATATGTCAGTATATACAACTCTGTTTTCGTCTGCCTTTACTTCTTGAATATCATTACGAACATTCTTAGCAAAGGTAGTGGATAGAGTCGTGTTATACGAGCCAGTCATAATCTTTTCAATAGGGTTTTTGCCTAATATCCATTTAACTGCCATCTGAGCTGTACGGCTTTTACCATGTCGAGGTGGCATGTTCATGATTAGAACTTTTGCGTCTGGATCTTCGTAGAACTCTTGCAGCGTATTGCATAATTCGACAAGATAGTCTCTGTCTTTCCTGTAAAAGTCAGGTGCTTGTAAATGACAGTAATAAAAAAACTCACGCCTTGCCAATTCATATTTGAATTGCTGCATGAGTTCCGGTGTGAGTTTCATAGCCTCACCCCTCTTTATCGATTATTTTTTTAAGTTCCTCAGTTGTAATACCATCAAGTGGGTTGCTTTGAACAGTTGTGTTGACTTCCATTTCTGACTTGTCTGTCTGTCCGAGGAATTGTTTGCCTAAAAAGATTGCCATCGCTGCAGATCTATCTGCCAACTTCCATTGTTTACGTCTGAGGCTAATCTTGCCTGCACTTCGTTTTTCACGAAAAACATCGGAGAAAGTCTTGCCATACGTTCTTTTGCACCACGCATTCAATGTCTTATCGCTAACCCCTAAAACGAGGGTTATTTCTTCTTGTGTAGCTTGAATTTGACACATAGCCTCGAACTGCTCTTGCTTAATATTCTTTTTAGGTCGCCCCATTTTAGCCATACGCTAACCCCCTTTCTTATACTTTTGAGATAATATCTTAGGAGTGCAGTACTCCCATTTCACTTGATGATGCATACGCATATGTTTATCGCCCATCGCAGCAACCTTAACACACGACGGAGAATACATAACAGAATAGAACGACTTAACAAACGTACCGCTATCTAGGTACATTTCTGTTAAACCCCCTTTATTCTTTTGTGTTTGCCCTTGATTTAGCATGAATAACATAGTTGTAAATATCAAGTGCCCTGTTTCGCCATATCTAACGTACATGGTTGTATCTTCATTAATACGACCAAAGAATTTATACGGCCTATCGGTTCTACAGAAAAAGCTGTTCATAGCCTTTCGCAGTAGTTTCTTTTTAAAATTACCATTATCGACGCCACCAATAAAGTCGCCACCTTGTGCCAGTGCTACCGTTAATGCCCCTGTATCATCAAGGAACTTAATCATACATTCGAATACATCATCTAAACGCCTAGTGGTACAAGATAATAACTTTCCGTCTTTTGCATATCTATGGGCGAATAAGTTGTAATCATCATCTAACACCAAAAAATGTGTAAGGCCTAACTCCGCAGCTATTGTATGACAGTAGTTTCTAGCATATATAACGCCCTTTAGTTCAGGCTCCAAGTCTGCTGGATCTACAAAATCTGCTGCAGCTTTCTTGCTAAATACCTTTACAATATCCATTCCGTACTTATCAATATATGCCTGACGCATTTCATCTTCATCGTCGATAATAATGTAAATTTTGCCTGTATATCCTTGATTAATCAAAGTCTGATACGTCTTAACATTTCCGGCACGTCCATGACTTAAAATAAACACCGCAAAATTATTATTCGCCATTTTCATCACCTAATATGCTTTCTAGGCTACTTGATAATTGCACATATCCGTTTTTAATAGCATCGTCATAATCGATAATAACTAACGCAGAACGTTCCATAAGTTCTTGCATTTCCTCACTAGCGTTAGCGTAGTATTCTGCAATTCTCTTATAATTAAATTGGTTATGACGTTGTGCAGCCTTACGCAAGAAATCTTTTTCTTTTTCTGTAACGTTACTGTCCTCAATCTCCATTAATAGAGATTGTGTTTTGTCATCATCTAGGCAATTTTCTAGTGATACAACCTCGCCTGTTGGTTCATATTGCGGAATATTAATATCTGTTGTGTATGTATCGTCAGGCTCGTTTAAATCTTCGTCCTCGTCAAGAAAGCCGAACTCTGACATATCAACTGCTAAAATTCCTTGCAATTCTTCAAGTAATGCGTCTTGGTCCCATTCAGCGAATTCACTTACTTTATTATCGGCCAATCTAAAAGCCTTTACTTGTTGGTCGCTTAGATCATCGGCAATAATGCAAGGTACTTTTGTTAGTTTTAATTCTTTTGCAGCACGATAACGTGTATGCCCCGCAATAATAATACCGTCTTTATCAATTACGATAGGCACTTTAAAGCCGAACTCACGAATAGAATTTGCAACAGGCTTTACGGCTACATCATTTTTGCGTGGGTTATTCTCATACGGTTTAATATCGTTTATATTCTTCTCGACAATATTCATTTTAGTACGCTCCTTTTGCTACTCTTATAACGATTATGTTCCTTTTTCATTACGCACCCCTCATAACGACTTGCATTGCTAGACGTAAAAAAAGCACGACAATATTTATCTATGACGATAAAGTTTGCCATGCATTTGCCTTTTCTATTATTAAGGCACTGTAATGCCTTACATTTTATTGTTGTCATTTTGTGCCCCTCGTAACATAACAAAAAAAGCTCAGACATACAGGGAGAGAAATCTGTAGTCTGAGCCTTTTTCGTAGGTAGTTAAATGTTCAGTATATGCGTGTCGTCGAAAAGAGTGATTTTGAAATGCCTAGGAGAATGAACATTTTTCGACACTAATAGTTTACCATATGCAAACTGAAGTGTAAATGAAATGTTTTTGCAAACCTATGTCAAGTTGCTTGAACGCCCCAAAGCAGTATACTTATGTCCTTTTCTGCCCTTTCAAGATAGTTGTAAACAGTTCTTTCGGAAACGCTTTTTGCAATAGCTATATCTTCAATCGGTACAGAATTGACATAAAAATCTATCAAAATCTCAAAATATGGCACCTCCCTATGCTCACATTGAGTTTTGTATACTGCTAACATAGCATCGATGTGTTCTATAATCAATTCCGTTCGCCTTTTACTAGCTGCAATCGCCTCAACCCTTAATAGTCCTCGACGATTAAATACTTCATTAAGCACTATTTGTAGATCACTAGGAACGCTATTTTCTACACTAGCTACCGCATGTTCGCAGTGTTCTTTAAGTTCCTTATAGCCTTTCAGAAGTCTTTTAGTGTTCTTTCTAGCTTTTTCTCGCTCCTGTTCGCACTTGTCAGCCTCCATTTGTTTATATTTTTCAACGGCTGCCTCACTAGCAATTTTGATTATTTCTTCAATGGTTAAATGCCCTTTATCAACGGCTGTTAATTTAGTTATATCCATTGCCATTACTCCTCTGCAATTAAGAATGTTACGATTTGTTTTTCCTTAATGCGATCATACTTATATTGAGTGGCTAAAATTTTATATTCCTTATGTTCTTTTTTGTTTAAGAATTTAACTTCATCTTGCTCATTCATGTTAATTATTATCTTGCCTAACGACTTTTTATCCATGTTTATTCCCTACTTATCAGTACTACCAAAACCACCTGTACGTTTTGTTGTAACATTATCACGGCTTGTAATACGATAAGGCATAAATACAAGCTGAGCCAAGTTATCGCCTGCCTTGTATTCAAACGGTGTAGTGCCAAAATTTCGAATAGGTATCATAATATGCCCCTCGTTAGTTTCATTGTTATAGTAGTCAGCATCGATAATGCCAGTTCCATTGGCTAGCATTACACTATTTTTAATACCAACACTAGAACGCAAGTGCAGCTGGATATATTCGTCTGGGTTTACTTTGCATTTAACACCAGTTTCTAATAGTTTTACTTCACCCGGTTGCACACTACCGGAATAATAGCATGCCAGATCATAACCTGCAGAAAATTCTGTCTTACGTGTCGGCATAATTGCGTCATGATAACCTGTTACCTGTTCGAATTCATTTTCATTCGTAATCATTATTTAATCTCCTGTTCCATGAGAACACCATTAGCATCTACCTTGTATTCTTTGGTTTCAAGTACTACATAGCCAGTATTTTCATAGCCGTGTTTCTTTTCCCATTTATGAAAGATATTTGTCAACGCATCACTTAATTCATCAATATGTTCTTTCTTAACATCTGTCAAATAATCTTCGGACCACTCAGCAATTTCATCGTCAATTTGATGATTAATTATATCTTCGATTACATATTCGGCATCAACCTTCGGGATACAATAATTAGGATGTCCTATTTTTACAATGGTCGCCCCTTTTCTGTCCGGCTCATCTAAAAAATAATTATCGATTGCACCTTGTATTGTATTGCAGGGTATTCCTGCGTCACCATGAACCACATCTACCCAACACCATTCATTTTTATCTTCGACTAGCATTTTATCACTCCTCATAAACATCTATTACATAATAATTCGCATCAGCAACACCATAAACATCATCGATTTCAAAAAAATTGCCATTAATCCTAACATAACACTGCTCATCAGGATCACACATCTGTAACTCATTTATTAATTCTTCTACTGTCATATTTTGCCCTCCCATGTACTACGTTTATTAGATATTACCCATGTTTTATAACCTTAACTTTATCTTTAGGGTTAGCTTTCCAAATTGGTAAGTGCAATAAGAAATACGGAATGTTATTCATTTTTCGTTCTCCCTTTTTGACAATTCACTGGACCAAATGCATAAACTCATTATGACAATACCAGTCGCACAACCAAATACAGATCAAATTAAAAAGATAATAAATTCTGTTGTCATTCGTCCACTACCTCCGCAAGTTTATATGAAGTAGTATCTAAACAATCATTGCCAGATGCACTCCATGAAGTTTTTCCGTTGCAGTAAACATACACTTCGCCATTTTTATAATAAGCGAAATAACGTCGTCTCCAAGTATCGTTTTCTCTATCCTTTACCATTATTTTTGTATCAACTTTAACGGTAGACCAATCGACGATATTTAGCTTTTTGGCAATGTCAATGCAGTTTCCCTCTTTATTCAAAATTTCTTTGCCAAGTTTACCTGCATATCCATTAAGTCTGTCATAGATCATCATATTTTCAATACCTCTGCCTTTAGAAAATAACGGCTTTGATTGAGATACTAAAGGTTCATTGCTGTATGTTCCAGTAAATAAGTATCGGTAATTATTATGGTACAAGTACTGCAAAAAATCTTTTATAAGTTCGTCTGTTAATTTCATACTTAATCACCCTTACGTTTTAAATCATGTAACGGAGTGCCCTCCATTATCGGAATTATTTCTATTTCAACCCTCGGAGATTTCTTATCAACTCCGGCAATGCATGAGCCATCGTAATGTACTATCCATTTATCATCGTCGATAAGTTTCGCATCGGTTAATATATCACTGGTAGCCTGTAATAGGCCGACCAAGTCCGGCCAAGATCTTTTATCCGGCATGTAATAGCGGCACCGGACATGGACTGGACCTGCGACATAGAAACGTTTTCGGTAGAATTGCAACTGTTGTAACGCTAATTTTTCATACTCGACATATGCTTTTGATGGTAAGACACGAGGATAACGACCAGCCATTACAACCCTCGAACTATTTTTCTTTGTCGTTGGTCGGCCATATATTACAAGCCTATTCATTATTTAATTTGCACCCCCTTACTTATATGTCAGCTCTTAACATATCCTTGATGGCTTTTAACGCCATAACTTTGGCAATACCTTTTTCTGTATCGCTATCTAAATCACGATAGATAGATACAGCTGCACCCCATAAGGCTACACAAGTATCTAATTCATGAGTGTTACAAAATGGCTCACCCTCAATTTTCAATTTCACATTTTTAGGATCACTAATCGTAATTTCAATTTTCATATTTTTATCTCCATATATTCGAACATTATTTTCTAATTTAAGATGTGAATTTGGAGCGATACAGCACTTTTAATATTCGCAATGAGTATTTTATAGCTAGAGATTAAAAATCGCCGTATAGCTCAAAATTTTAAATTTCACTAATTTTTAAAGGCTCGCGTTTTGACTTGCCCTTGAATTGAAGTAGAAACGATGTAGACTTCAAACGATCATATATACGACTGTCATAGTCTGTTTTTATCTGCTTTACGTTCAAGTTAGTTGTGATTATAGTCGCCCTGCCACGTTCAACCCTATCAGATATAATGGCATCGACTTTATTTCCTACCCATTTATTGTCGTATTCCGCCCCAAAATCATCGAGCACCAACAACGGACAATTACGAATTTGGTTTTCAAATTTCAAGTAGTGTTCGGCTGGCCCTTTACTCAAAACAAGCAAGGTGTCGAGCAGACTTATCATTGAGATTAGGTAACCGTTATACCCTTGATTAATTGCAGTTCGTAAGATACTTATTGCAAGGCTAGTCTTACCAGTTCCAACTGGCCCCATAAGTATTAGCCCTCTACCATTTCGAATGTGTTCGCTCAAATGCATGGAATACTTAAAGGCATTGTTATACGCCTCTTTATCTTCTGGCGGTGCCCCAAGTTCTTTGAGCTTGTCGAAGTCCATGTCTTTATATCGGCCTTTAATTCCGTATCGGCTTAGATCTTTTTGACGTTCAATTACAATGGTCGGTGCATATTTAGGCACATAGAACTCATAGCCATTCTCCTGTTTCGTTTTTCCAGTCGATGTCTGAGCCATCTGATTTTGCTTTAGTCGTTCTAGTTCCTTTGCCACGTCTATTGGTTCCACGTTCTTTTGCAGCCTCCTCCCTTATCTTGTTATTTAGTATGGCAGTGATATATGCGATACTAGCTTTGCCAACCTCAACTGATTTTGATATAGCTGTTATGACTTCACTTTCTCCAAAGTCATTGACAAGGTATTCTAATTTCTCCTTTGTCATTGGTGAAATTTCACCAACATCGTTCATGTAAATTTTGAATACATTTTTATATGGATCAGTTTTTGGTGGTTCATCATCAAACATATTTAATAGTTCATTCGAATTTTCATTTTCGCCGTCCCTATAATATGAATATGAATATATATTTTCTTTTCTTTTCTTTTCTTTTATTAGTTCATTTTGTTCAACACGTGTTGAATTTTGTTCAACACGTGTTCGATTTTGTTCATTTTTACGTCTCGCCTCGGCACTTTTAAGTCCCGCTAGTCTACGTTTTTGGCTTATTTCTTCGTTTTTGGTTTTACGCAATTCAAATCGGCGTGTTAAACTCGGCGACCAGAAATATTCGTCATCACAAGCCAATAATTCGAAGTCATTTATAAGAGCAAAAATGAACAAAAATGAACAAAATGAACAAAAGGTGTTTTGTTCCAACATGTGTTCGTTTTTGTTGAACACGTGTTCAACAAATGTTAAATTTTGTTCGTTTTTCATACCCAATTCGTTATCAAGGGCAACGAACGTATACTTTTTAAGTGGTAGTTTGTAATCTTCATATGACGCCAGTTTCTCGATGATTATCCACCACCAAGCATAGGCAATTACGCCGTACTCAGAAATCATGGCGACAATCTTAGGATCATTAAAAGCGTCAACGTCATGACTAAAATAATAAGATTGATCTTTCGCCATCGCTTACCCCTTAATAAAATAAATCATCATGCTTAACGCCTAATACATCAGCCCACATAAAACGTTTTTTATCAAACGTAATAGGCTTACCACTCAGATATAGAACCAAAGCACGTGGAATAGTTTGAGATTTGTTGCTGAACTCCATAAGCGTAAGATGTTGTTTTTCTAACGCCCTGATAAATACATCAAACTTTACTCGCATAATTAGCACCCCTTTTCTTGATGTACAATAACCAATTTCCCTGTTGCAGCCTGCACGGCTTTCTTGAATTCAACCTCGTTCGAATTCTCATTAGATAGATGGATAAGGTGAATGGTCTTACATTGTGAAAGATCCATAGACCGTAAAAACTTTATGACATTTTCAAGTGCAAAGTGAGATTGAATAAGTCGCTCCATACGTTGCTTGCTCAACTCATCTTGCTCGACTTTCTTATTTAACAACTCGTAAGAGTGATTGCACTCAACCAATATGTGATGTACACCTTTAAAAGTGTATTTGCAGTAGTAGGTATCTGTGATATATAGCAATTTCTCTTCGCCATCCGAAATAAGATAGCCAACATTAGGCACATCATGTTGCAGCTCAAAAGGCAGTATTGTAAATACGCCTCGTTTGAAAGATTTTCTCGGAGTGATCTCAACCCATGAATGCTCGTCCACCACATGTAATGCATCGGCAGTTTCTCGTAACATATAAATCTTGTGGCCAAGTTTTAACATATCAGCCACGGCCCTTGAATGGTCGCCATGTTGGTGAGTAACTACGGCACCCAGTAGGTGGAGAAAATTGTACCTGCAAGCCCTTTGGATAGTTTTGAAAGGTAAACCTACATCGAGCAACAACTCATCGCCATTTACGCTTGATTTAATACGGTAGCAGTTGCCAGCGGAACTGCTACCAAAACATTCGATACTAATCATTTGAACATGTCGTCTGTATTTAATACTTCGCCAGTTTCAACATCGACAAAAGTTGGTTCGTTAGGTTCAATGTCAATCACTTCGCTATTGGCATTATGTTCAATAGTGGTTGTAACATCTTTATATACGTCGCTGACTTTTCCCTCAACGTCGATAATTTCATCGGTAGTCTGTAGCCCCATACTAATTTCTGGAGCAGTTGTGCGGATCAACCATGCAGCTGCACGATAACGCAACATTTGGTCTGGCATGGTTTTCCATTTACTACCTTTTTTGTCGTACCACCCCTCTTGCTTAGCAATAGAAATGGTAACTTCTGGTCCGTAGATAGTTTCATCGCTGCCCTTTTCTTTTGTATAGGCAATCACACCTTGACTGTCCGTTCCTTTTTTTCCAGTTTCTTTGTATTTGATAGCCTCAAAGCGACCGCATTGATTGAATGTGGCAATTAGGAATTTACTGGACCACCCCGGATTGCCATACACAATGTACAAGTTCTGCATTACCATTAAAGGTGATGCATTCATACGTTGTGCCATTTCCAAAGCGATAATAGCGTTTCCATAGTTTTGTTCGCCTTGAAATTGTTGAGGCACTAAAGACGAACCGCAAAACATTTTTGCCTGCCGTTGCAGCAATTCAAAGCCCTCGGCACTTTGAAAGCCCGGTAGTGATTGTTGTTTTATAGCAACTTCTTTTGACATATTAACCTCCGTTAGATCATAGTTAATTCTTTAAAATCAGCGTCTACAACCAATTTGATTGTTTGGCTGTTACATTTAATGAATTCTGTTACGGCCTCAGCATTGTCAATGAATACTGGTGCAGTAACGTTATAGAACTTAGTCAACGCATTAATAATGTCGAGCCCTACATTCATACGAGCTGCATTATTCATGCTACGATACGGAACACCTTTATAAGTAGTTTCGCAACATTCCTCAATGTTGCCATTTACTAAAACGTTAAACATTTTAAAGCGTGCATATTCAAAATGACTGTTGATGCTTTCTTCTAATAAATCGACTTTTGCTTTGACGAATTCATCAATTAAGAAAGATGTTTCATCAAGTAAGTTCTTTTCATCGGCCAGTTTTTGTTGTTGGTTTTCAAGTTCAATCACACGTTTTTGAATATCAGCATTTAACGTGTATTTATTGAGTTCAGTTTCCAACGCAGACTGCTTAGAACGAAGTTCTTTAATTTCACTTTCTAACCTAGCGACCTCTTTAGTGTCAGCATCGTCATTATCGTCGAGCTCCAATAAAAACAGCTCAGCTTTTAAGCCTTTATATTCTGGATCATCTTCGATGCTAGGTTCTGAATAGCTTTCATAAGCCTTGAGCTTAATTTCATATTCCTTGTTTATGTCCTTAATTTGATTAACTAGCCCATCGGCTTTAACAACCATAATGTCTAACTGTTCTTCATAGTTAGCTTTTAACGATTTTGCGCTTTCAATAAGTTGTTGGCGTTCTTCTAACTTCTTAGCCTTATCAGAATTAAATGCTGCCTCTAATTCTGCTTGTGTATCAGCTGGTAGTGGTTGCTTACACGTAGGGCAAATACTTTCATCAAATATCTGAGAATTAAATAGATCGAATTCAGCTTGCAAGGTTTCAATACGCTTATTCTCACGTTCAATCTCACCACGCAAGTCGTAAGCCTTATCTGCATATCTATCTCGCTCGCTTTCAAGATTTTTTAACTTATTAAGTAAAAGCTCTTTTTCACCACGTAAACGTTGCTTTTCTGCGGTAACTACAGATAATAACTCTGACTGTCTTAGCTTTAATCTGCGATTAATTTCATCAATTTTAGAACGCTTTTCTGTAGCATTAAAACCATTGATGATAATAGACTTTTGCTCATCTAGCTTTTTAATAGCCTCATCAAAGACTTTAATGTCCGCTTTTAACTTATCTTCACTAGCAGATATATCGGCCTTATTTCTTAAAGCCTCATCAATACGAACTGGGATCATATCCAATTCTTTATTGATGGCAGTTTTCTTTGCAGCAACAATCTTGCGTTGCTCATCAACAGTTCTGCCATTCAATAGCTCGGCCAAGCGTGTAAGCTCGGCACGGCTATTGATAACTTCCTCGTCCTTAATATCGCCGCTAATTTCTAGCAATAACTTACGGCGATTTTGCCATGAGTATTGCTCATTAAAATATAAAGGATTCGTTATGAGCTTAAACACGTCCTCGGCAATTACATCATTGATGTATCGCTTGTATTCCTTTTCTTTGACTGGCACTTCATTTATGAAGTAGTCCGTAGTATGTCCAGTTAGTTTTGTATCACCACCACGTGGACTGCTATATTTTTCACGATACACACGTTTCAAAGTAAAGCTATTGCCATCATCATGTAGGAACTCTGCCTCGACCTCATGATTAACCTTATGGATAGGCTCACCATTTTCAAGGGTTTTAATTTCAAAGTCGGCACGGTCTAAACTATCCTTGCCAAACAATAGCCAACATAAACTGTCGAATACTGTCGTCTTGCCAGTAGCATTATCGCCATAGATAGTGGCGTCTATTCCACCAAAGTCGAACTCGCTATTTTTAATGCCTTTGAAATTTTGCAACTTCAATTTTAATAATTTCATATTTATATGTTCTCCTTAGCTAACTTGTGCTTGTACATCAATCGTGCGTGGTTCAATTTCTAGTTGAGTGGCCCATTTAAGCACGGTATTATTAATGGCTTTATTCTTAGATACACATTGATTGCCAAATAATTTGGCTTGAACCAGTTTCGTAAACTTCTCATCGCCCTTTGACAGTTCAAGGCACGCAATAGGTTTCATGTTATCGTCAGTAACAACAACAATGGCTGTGTTACCTTTCATAACTCTATCTTTGTAAGATCCAACGCAGTTTTTTAGTTGCTTACCTATCATCATTAAATCGGCGGCAGTTTTTGGCACCATAAAATGCATGCCATTTACATCGACGTTTAACTCAGGCACCTTGGGCAAATTAACATCGCCATACTCCTGCTTGTTATAGATATTGATGATTTCGGCGTGTAAATCTTTTAGTTTGAACCTTTTACCCCAGAACATATCTCGATATTTCAACTGTAACTCGGAGTACATTCTTACGCAGTCTTCAATATCTCGAAAGTTTTCGGCTAATATCCAACGAAGTGCAGCTGGCTCGCCATATCTAGCAATCATTATTTGCCAAAACTCCTTTGAGCCGTCTATATGCAACTTCATGGACTTTCTTATGTCCTTAGCACGTAGCACTTTACCACTATAGCGTTGTACATCAGTTATAGGCACATCAACACGATTTAAAGTCATAATAGTTCGTCGAATGTTCTCATCGTTAAATAGTTTCAATACCTCTGACATGTACACCGCCATAGGATTCGTCGTCATGGCTTTACGTAATAATCTACTATTCGGAGCTTTATGTACAATACGCATAGCCTCATGGAAGTTGACGCCTTTTCTAGTCAATTCAAATACATCACTTCCAATTGGAATGTTAATATTGCGACTATAGATATGGCTGTCGTTCCAATATCCTGTACAACGATGGATATACGCTATGTTAGGCATATCTGGTGCAGCAATTTTAAGTGCCATATTTAACAACATATTGAAGTGATATCCGCCCTCCTCGTTAGCGGAGGGGGATATATACACATCGGATGCGCCATATCCATATGTAGCTAATAAGCGTTTTTGGAACGCTACTCGCAGCACTCTAAATAAATTATTTAAAGGCTTTTTGTTAATACTATGCATGGCATAAGATTTGCCGAAATATTCTAATACCTGCATGAAATAATGTTCTCGGATATAGTCCGGTGTTAGATCATACTTTTGGCGATTGTAGTCGGTGTAAATGGCTTTCTTTTTCTTAAAATCAAACCGTAATACCTCTTTACGAATACCCTCATCAATAGAGGTTCCGTCCATTTTTAACGTAATAGCCTTATAGCTAATTCGTAAGTCAATAGCATCTTTAAGTTTTACCACCTCAGCCCAAACACTCAAAGGTACAAGTGAGCTTTCAAAGATAGTTTGAAATATCCTATCTCGGTGTGGCTCACTATGTACACCACAATTAGGGCAAGTGAAGTATTTTGCAGCAGTCGTGTAACCGTTGCTATAGTTGTAGTTGCGTTTCCATTTACCACCAAATGTAAAACCACAGTCTGTATGATGGACAGTTGTATAAGCTGCATCGTATCGACTTTCCAATATCACACTGTCGAACATTCTAGGAATATATACCCTTGCTAATACCTCCATAGCATTTCGCCCCTTTTAATCAAACATATCGAACATATCTTCTGGAGTTTCCTCCACAGCTGGTTGAGGTTCCTCTACTACCTTTGGAGGTTCCTCTTTTTTAGTTTTCTTTTTAGTTGTTTTTGGAGTTTCCTCTTTTGGCTCATCAGCTTTATCTGCTTTTTTAGCCTCTTTTTCGACCAGTTTAATGGCCTTTATAATGCTTTTAGATACAGAAATATTGGTTTCGCAAAAGTCTATTGCACGTTGATATTCAATAGTATTTGACGGATCCAATTCGATTGCCTTTTGTAACACCTCTATTTGAGGTGTTGTGTTATCGACTACTTGTTTAAAGCTATTCACATTTGACATGTTTTCATTCTCCTATCTGTTTATTTACCCATTAACGCATTAAGTTCTTGCATAATTTCTGGTGTTAAATCACCGGAATTAGGCTTGCCATTCACGCCATGATTACGGAATACATCGAGTGCAGCTTTCACGCCCTCAGCACCTACATGTTTAAGCCAGTCTTTGAAGTCATTCCAATATACTTGTGGGTCGACTTCTGCTGTTTCTACATCTAATTCGGTTTCGGTTGGTTCCTCAACCTCTACAGGTTCGCCCTCGAAGTTTGTTACAGGAACTTCTGTAACCTCACCGACTGGCCCCTCTACCTCAATACGTTCTGGTTGAGGTTCTTTAACTACTTTTGGTGCAGTTTCCTTTTTAGGTTCAGGCTTAATATCTTGTTTAGGTTCTTCTACAATGTATATTGGTTCAGGTTTTGGCGGTTGGATGGTTGTTCCATTCATAAGTTCGTTATACTCACTAATTTTTTTAGCTAAGTCTTTTGCGCTTTTAAATTCGATTGTAAATTGGTTCATGGTTAATTCTCCTTTACGTATGTAAAATAATTGTGTATATTAAAGTTGGTTATTTATAAAAGGGCTGTTACTCAAATTTGAGTGGCGGCCTTTTTTCTTTGTTTAGCTCGCATTCGTAAATGCGATGTATGACAGTCTTTGCAAACTGTAACAACCTTGCCAATAGCTGTGTTATAAAGGCTATAGGTAATATTTGGTGTTAGCTTATAGCCGCAGTGATAGCAACGTTTTACCATTTTATAAGTACCTCTCCTGTAACCCACCATGTGAGCATGCTTATTACTACGAATAGAAATACGGAGCCAAATATAAAGCCCTCAACAATATCTGCAAATTGAGGTAGTGCATTTGCTCGTCTCAATTCTCTTTTTTCTCGATAAGTCATGTTCATTTGTTACACCTCCATAAGTTGCAGCATACCTGCTGTAGTACTTCGTATGCTTGCTTTTAACTCTTTCAATTCCCTTTTTAACTGCTCGTTTTCTGCCACCAGTTCTGCATATCTAGTGGCTGTAAATTCTGTGTTGTGTTCAGCTAACGCATGCACCTCCTCTTTACTAAACCTAACCCCCGGAACATCCGGAAGTTGATGTAGTTTTAGCTCGTCTCGGAGCTGATATACTGCGGATGTAGATATTTGAAAGAGTTCCGCAACCTCTTTCACGGTATAAACAAGGCTCATAAGCCTAGTACCTTTTTGATTTCGTAGCAACGGTCGAGATATTGGATATTTAGATCTAAACCCCATTGCAAGTCTGCTTTTTTGTGAGGGTATTTCTTGATACGTTCTAAAGCATTTTCTTTTGCCTTTTCATGGCGGATAATACTACGTTCGAATTCTTTTACTGTTTCACCCCAACGTGTAACCTGCACCAGTCCGTATTGTTTGAACATGAATTCCACTTCCTCCATAGGTGCGAATTTCCAAAAGTCTTTTGTATCTTTCATGATTAATTCTCCTTGTTATACTCATCAATTAACTTTTGAAGTTCATTATTAGGTGCGTCTGCAAAGTCGCTACATAGAGTGTCTGCACATTGCAAGGCATGTTGAACAATAGAACCCATGTCGTACACTAAATTAAATTCAAGTTTCCATAGTTCTCTGAATAGGCTTTCTCTTTCTTCATTGTGTGTCATGTTCATTCTCCTTTGTTTACGTTAAGTAAACATTGATTATAAAAAAATATCCTGCATATTTAACTTACTGTCAAGGTGGCGAAAGAAATCATATATTTTAGCCATTTCATCTGGTTTAAAATGTCTTTTGCCATTTTCCTTTTGGTTATATGTAGACTTGTGTAAACCTAACATATTTGCCATTTCTAATTGTGTATAACCATATTTTTGGCGAAGTTTAGAAAGTTCTTTCATATATCCACCTCCTCATGTTTACTCTCTGTAAACTTCTTATGAGTTTATTATAGTTCACAAAATGCATACCGTCAAATAAACTTTTTATAAAAGTTTGCATATTGTAAGTTTACATTTTGTTTACAATTTAATATGATAGACATAGGAGGTATGCAATATGAAAACTTTAGGACAACGCATACAAACATTGCGAAAAGATAACCAATGGACAGGTGAGGAGTTAGGAAAGAAATTAAATGTGGCGAAATCTACAGTATCGCTCTGGGAAAGTGGTGCTCGTACACCTAGTACGGATATGCTAACAGATATTGCAAAGTTGTTTAACGTATCTATCGACTATCTTTTGACTGGCTCAGTACCAACACAAGATGGTTATTATACGGATCCTGAAGTTGCAGAATTAGCTGAGGAAATTAAAAACGATCCTGAGTTAAGGCTATTACTTAATGCAAAACGTAATTTATCCAAAGAGGAAATGCAAGCAATAATAAATATAACTAAATCGTTATTACAAAAAGACTAGGGAGAGTTATTTTGATTAACACAATATTTAGTGATAAGTTGCCTGCTGCTTGCGGTGGGTTTGTTAGAAAGAATGAGGACGATAGCTATACCATTGTCTTGAACGCTAACCACTCATACGACCAGCAACGAGCAACTTATAAACATGAATTATCGCATATCATTAATTGCGACCACGATAAGCAAGATCATATTAATTTTATAGAGTACATTCGCCATACATAACAAAAGCACCCTTTTATGGGTGCTTAATTTATAACTATTATAGCGAACATATGAACGGAGATACTATGCAATACAATATGACAATACGTAGAAAAAACAAAGGTTATCAAGTTATCGTGTCTTTTAAAGACGGCAGAAAATGGCGTCAAAAGTCAAAACAAGGCTTTGACACTAAACGTGCTGCCAAGATGTACGGACTAAAGATTGCAGATAAATTAAAAAGTACAGTGATTACCATTGATAGTAGTAAAAGCGACATAACCTTCCTACACTTTTACAATATATATATTAATGAAAAGGCCAATATAACAGAAAACACACGCAGAACATATAGCACCATTATAAATAGCTATTGCCAATCACTACTGAATAAAGCTGTTAGCGATATAACTCATCAAGATATAATGCAACTACTAAATGAACTGCCTAGATCATCGGCAAGTAAAAACCTGTGCTTGGTGCTTTTAAAATCAATATTTAATTATGCTATTAACCCTTATCGGATAATCAGCCATAGCCCTTGTGTAACAATTAAGCGCTTCAAGTCAATGGTTAATAACTCACCGTCAACAATTAGCCAAAATGATATGAATTTGCTCCTGTATGCCATTAAACGTAAGCACCCTTTATATTATCTCTTATGCAGCATTGCACGTTATACTGGGGCAAGATACGGTGAAATTTTAGCACTTACATGGGACGATATAGATTTAGTTAATAATACTATATCTATATCAAAACAATGGACATGGCTTGGTAATGCTGGGTATGGTTATAGTCAGCCTAAAAGTCGCAATAGCATTCGCACTATTCCTATACCTGAGATATTAGTTGATGAATTAATATGGCATATCGGCAAAGGTAATGAACGCTTATTCCCTTTTAAGACCAATCGCAGCTCGCCTCTTAACAGGGTTATACAACGATATTTACCGGACAAGTCGATACATTCTTTCCGCCATACATATGCGACCACTCTACTTGCCAACGGTGTAGACATTCAAACCGTAGCCAGTTTACTGGGCGATAAACTCAATACGGTTATGACTACGTATATACACTATTCAGACGATATGAGAAAGCAAGCAACAAACCATATAGCAAGCATATTTGGATAGTATTTTTGCCGTATATATGACGAAAACAGCCTAAACCCTCTTACACAAAGGATATAGGCTGTTTTATTTATAACTATATAATTATACGATTATTACTATCTTTCTTTCAATACGCTATTATATTTCACATTAAAAGTATGGCCAAGCAGTTAAATGT